TTTTCTAATAGGCATAAATTTTTGTTAATATATCTGCAAATACGGACCTAATTCATATAAATAAAAATGTAGAACGGGAGGAAACACATGCTCCAAAACCCCAATATATTATTGTAAAAAGTAAACACTTAACATGAGGTCATCAAAATGCACAATCTAATTTCCTATAATCAATTAGCAGGTTGGAATAATATCCATCCAGAAGTTCAAGAAGAATCCAATGATGCTATCAACGATTATTTTCAGTGCTTAGTCGAGTGTGATGACAATGAGAGCGTATGTAAGCGGATCTGTCTAGAGACGCATCTCTAGCACGTCCAACCATCTAGAACAAAAAAAGAATAGTAGAAGGGAGGGGTTTACACCCTCCCTTTTTTAATATATAATATCACTATGAATGGAGTGCAAATGTTACACATGAGAGAACAACTACTAAGAGCAGTCTTGGCACATGCTCAAGGTGAGATTGAAAAGCATAAGGCAAATGTTAATGTATACTTAGAGCATCCTGCAGGTATTGGAGAGCATTCAGATATAACAGAAGCAATTCAATGTGAGTTGGATAAGATTGCTAGGTATCATGATCAGATAGAAGTAGTTAATAAGTATTTCAGACAAGCGAGTACCTAATGGAAGTGAACAGAGGTAAGTTAAAGGTATTGGTCATGGCTCTGAAGGAGATCGTGGAAGAGTTGGAGTCAGAAGTTTACTCTGATCCAGATCAATACAATCAGAAGGCTGCAGCATTCTCTTCCGTAGATCCAAACCAAACTTATGATGAGGCATTTGATGATGACGACGGATACGCAGATTAATACTTACCACAAGTACTTAAACTTACCCTTTACCATCTCTCCGTTGCCTAACTTCAGTCAACAGGGAGATAAAGTACTACACTATTATATTAATGACTATCCATTCTATCCTATGGAAGAGTGGTTCAATGACCTTGGTCTTACTCTATTAATAAAGGAAGTATTCTACACACCACCTGGTGGTAAGATACCTATTCATACTGACCATGCAAGTTATACTAATCATGCAAAGATTAATATGACTTGGGGTCCTGACGAGGGAGTGACACAATGGTGGAAGTCTGATAAAGTAGTAAAGAAATCGTTCCAAGGTACTGGTGAGTACACCTCTGAGGAACACCATAATCTCTGGGCAAAGGAAGAGGACTGTGAACTTCTTTATGAAGCAAACACTAACCGTCCTAGTCTAGTTAATGTAGGAGTCTTACATGGGACAAACAATCCTACATCACAGGGAAGATGGACTTTATGTTTTGTTCCTGTTAATCAGGCAGGACAATTCCTCCATTGGAACTCTGCACTTACAATTTTTAGAGACTACTTAGATGAAGGATGAACTTTTAACCAGACTCAAAGAGTTTGCCTATAAGAAGGGCGAGTATACTCTTTCATCTGGTAAAACTAGTGAGCATTATGTCAACTGTAAACCTGTTACATTGACTGGAAGAGGACTCACTCTTGTTTCCATGATGCTTCTAGAGCATGTTGATACTCCTGTAGTAGCAGGTCTTACTCTTGGTGCTGATCCTTTAGTGTCTGGTGTTGCAGTTTGTTCTGCTTTAGATATGAGACTCGTAGATGCTCTCATAGTTCGTAAGGAACCTAAAGGTCATGGAACAGCAGCATGGATAGAAGGACCAGAGTTTCCAGAGGGAACTAAGGTAACTGTATTAGAAGACGTGATCACAACAGGAGGGTCTGCAATTAAAGCAGTCAAACAACTCCGTGATGCTGGTTACGAAGTTAAACGTGTCGTATCTATAGTAGATAGGCAAGAGAATGGTGAAGCGGATACTGCTATGAAGTTAGCAGGTCTGGAACTCATAAGTCTCTACACATTAAAAGATTTTATTGATGAAAACTAAGATTATTCCTGTCTCTGTCACTCCTGAAGCAGAGAAGAGCATTGCATACTGTGCTCGTGTGAGCAACCCTAAGAACCAAGACAGCGATTCCTTTGAGGGTCTTCTTAAGTATTGTATTAAACATCAGCATTGGAGCATCTTTGAGCATGCTTTCATGACCGTTGAGATTAATACATCACTAGCAATTGCTACTCAGATATTAAGACATAGAAGTTTTACTTTTCAACAATTCTCTCAACGCTATGCTGATAGTACAGCACTACAGTTGAGTATACCTACTCCAGATTTACGTCGTCAAGATACTAAGAATAGACAGAACTCTATTGATGATATTAATCCTCGTGACAGAGCATACATGGAGGCAACTATTGAGAAGCATTTTGATGATGCTCTTGACTTATATAATAGTTTACTAAAGCAGGGTGTTGCTAAGGAGTGTGCTAGAATGGTACTACCTCAAGCAACTCTTACTAGGTTATACATGTCTGGTAGTGTCCGTAGTTGGATTCACTACATTGATCTACGATCTGGACATGGAACACAGCAGGAGCACAAAGAAGTCGCTGAACATATCCGTGACATTTTTGTTGGTGAGTTCCCAATTATTTCACAAGCATTAGGATGGACTGATGGCGATTTATGATGATGTAAAAATCACTATCAACTTAAATGAGTTGGTAGAGATCAGAGCAAAACTCTTGACTCAAAATGAAGATTACTCAAATGCAGTAGCAACTGGTGAGTATCTTGATAAAAATGATATAGATAGACTTGCATCTCAACTAAGAGAAACACTTACTTGGGATACACTTTACTACATGATAGATGGTGCGATACTAGATTACATGGGTCTAAAAGATCCAAACCGTCCTCACTATGGTGAGAGGAGTATTGAATCTATTGATGTGACAATGGAGAAGGAGAAGAAAGAAAGAGAGAAGGAGTTTAAGAAGAACTTTGACATGGTTGACCTAGATGGTGGGTCATGGACAATACAAGTACCTATGAGGAAAAAGTAATGGCAACCTATCCTGTAGTCAATACGGAGACTGGAGAGCAGAAGGAAGTAAAGATGAGTATCCATGACTGGGATCAATGGAAGATTGATAATCCTGAATGGACTAGAGATTTTTCTGATCCAAGCACATGTCCTGGTGTTGGAGAGGTTGGAGAGTGGAGAGATAAGTTGCACAATAAACATCCTGGATGGACTGAAATTCTTAAGAAGGCAGAGAAGGCAGGTGGTATTCAGGGTCGTATGAATAAAATTAATAAGTAATGAATCATATTCAGGCAACTTATAATGATGTTGTTGATCTTCTAGTTAAGAAGAACATTGTCTGTATACATCAAGGTAGAACAGAAGCAGGACCAAGAGCGTTAGGTAATAGATCTATCCTCTATGATCCTAGAGATTCTAATGCACTGAAGAAGGTTAATAATGCTAAAGGTAGACAGTGGTGGAGACCCTTTGCTGCTAGTGTGCTTGCAGAACATGCTGCGGAGTGGTTTGAGATGTTAAATCTTAAAGAGAGTCCTTATATGATGTATGCTATACCTGTTAAAGAAGATAAGAAGGAGTTGATACCAGGAGTTGTACATGTTGATGGAACATGTAGGATTCAAACAGTGACAGAGGAGCAGAACTATCATTACTATCATCTCATAAAAACTTTTTATGAAGAGACTGGTATACCTATGTTGTTTAATACATCACTCAACCTTGCAGGTAAGGTTATATCTCATACGGTTTATGATACTTATGAACTGTTAAATCAATCTTGTATTGAGTATGTGTATGAACCAGAGCATGAAAGGATTACTCATGTTCCTAGCGTAACTAATATGGCAGGTCAAGCATGTTTGTCCTAGGTGTTAACATATCACATCATCCATCCATCTGTTTGTTAGATGATGGAGAGATAGTATATTATCTTGAAGATGATAGGTTGAATAGAAAGAAGGAAGAAGAATGGCCTAATGATGCTGCGATGCAATGTTTAACAAACGTTCGTAAGTATACAAACCATGTAGAACATATAATTTTTTGTTCTTATGTTAAGGATAAGTGGTGCGAATTCGCTGATGACTTGACGATAGATCAAGTAAAGAATAATTTAGAGTTGTATGGTATAACTTATGATGAAGAATATTATCTAAAAGAACATCATCTTTTTCATGCATCTTCTGCATTTTATTCCTCACCTTTTGATGAGGCAGCAGCATTAGTTTGTGATGGAGGAGGAGCACCTGTAAACATGGTGCTTACAAATAAAGAAGCAGAGAGTATGTATTACTTTGATGGTAATAGTATTGATACTGTTCATAAACATCATGGTTGGTATGATCCAGATTGTTATGACTCATGTATAAGAGTTAATGATAAACTTGTCATCACTCATAGTTTATCTACTGGTGGTATATTTAATCTTATAAGTGGTATATTAGAATTGGGTAGTGCTGGACAGACTATGGGTGTATCTCCTTATGGTAAAGTAGATGATTACCCTGAGAACTGGTTCTATTATGATCATGATGCTTCTATTTGGGTTACAGACAATAAGGTTTTACTAGATACTATTAGACGTGTATTAGATTGCCCTAATTTTGACACAGAGTTTGCAAAAGATCTATCTTGGGATAATCTCCCACCAAGACCTGGTTTTAAAGATATGTCTAATATCTCTGCTAAGTGTCAGTTGGAGACAAGAATGCAGACAATCAGATTAATAAAACAACTGCTGGATAAAACAGACACTAAAAATGTCGTTTTATCTGGCGGTTATTTTCTTAACTGTGTAAATAATTATCATTATATTAAGGAGTTCCCTGAGATTAACTTCTATGTTGATCCATGTGCTCATGATGGTGGTACTGCTATAGGTGCAGCATTTTATGTGTGGCATCATCTTTTAGATAATAAACAACGTCACCCATTAACCTCTCTATTCCTCGGATAAACCAAGTATGGCAAGAAAAAGAAGGACAAAAGAAGATCAATCAGTTGGAGTCGGAATGACTGCCAAGCAAAGAAGAAGAAAGAAACCTATCAATGCAGATCTCATGAGAGAGATCGAACCATTGACAGACAATCAGGAGAACCTGTACCGTTGTTATAAAAACAATCAGAACATTGTTGCTTACGGTGCAGCAGGAACTGGTAAGACATTTATTACATTATATAATGCACTAGTAGATGTATTAGATCATACTACACCTTATGAGAAGATCTATATTGTTAGATCTCTAGTTGCTACTCGTGAAATTGGTTTTCTTCCTGGCGATCATGAAGATAAGTCCTTACTTTATCAGATACCATACAAGAATATGGTGAAGTATATGTTTGAGTTAGAAACTGACTCTGACTTTGAGATGTTGTATGGTAATTTAAAAACTCAAGGTACTATAAGTTTCTG